GAAAGACCGCCGTGGGCTTGGCGCTGGAAGAAACCAGAGGCACCGCCAAAATGCCGACGTATTTTTATCCGCAACTAGATTTTAGCTTTAAGGATACTCCAGAAACGAAAACTAATGAATCGGCGTACAACAACATCACCAAAAACAACGCTGTCGATGTGATGAGTGTTAAGGGCGAAGGCTCAATTGGCGGTAAAACATGGGCAAAAGGGCTGTACTACTGGCTGGCAATGGTGTTTGGGCAAAAAGCCACAACAACACCTGTTGCTGGCGATACGGGAGCTAAGAAACACTTATTCTCACTTAATAATGAGAATACGCACATCAGCTCGACCGTTACTATTAAAGAGGCGGTATTCTGCGGGCAGTTCCCGTATGCTATGATTGAGAGCTTTAAGATTTCATGGACACCTGACGACTATCCGAAGATTGAAGTAAGCTTGATGTCGAAAAAGTCAAAGGACGTAACGCCGTCGTCTGTCACTATTGCCTATGATGCGACGGAAACTGAGTTTATTCCGAAAGACGTGCTGTTGAAAATGGCAGCCGATACAGCCGGGCTAGCAGCAGCGCCAGAGCTACAAGACGTTAAGAGTTTCAGCTTGGAAATTAAGAAAAACTTGGAGGCGGTTCAAACGTCGAGTTCTAAGGATGACATTCAGGAGATCTTTAATAAGGACTTTGAGGTTAGCGGCTCAATTGAGAAACTCTACACTGACAACACCTACAAAACCACGATGTTGAACGGTACAACTCAGGCAATGCAGTTCGGTTTCATAGATAAAAATCATAAAGCCGGCGTAACCACGCCAACCAGCCTGTTGTTTACTATAAGTAAGGTAGCAATTTCCAGCCGAGAGCCAAGCTACGGACTGAGTGATATTTCAACTGAGACTATCAACTTTGAGGGCTTGCTAAATATTACAGACGGCAAGACTATCGAAGCTGAATTGGTTAATAAATATGAATACTAGGAGTAGATAAATGAGTAATCGAGAAGTGACAATTGAACTAAATGATGGACGTAGTGCTGTTATCCGCGGATTTATTCGCAATCGCGACAGAAGTATGTACCGACGGCTAATGCTCGAGGGGCAAACTATGTCTACTAAGGAAATGGAAGCCAGTGATGGCGAGGTAGATGTCGACTTGAGTAGAGTTATGGGAGCGAGCGATAAACTAATTGAGAAGTTATTGCTGGAGTATTGTGGTAGCCGTGAACAGCCATTTGAAGCACTGATGGACAGCGAATTTGGCGACGACTACGAGACTATCAGCAATAAGGTTATGGAAGTATTCGGTAGAGAGAGGGAGCTCCCAAAAGAATAGAGGCGTGGTCGATTAAGTACGACCGCGCTCTACGCAATGGTTCTGGTGAAGTGCCGCAGATAATCCAAATTGCACTTGTCTGCAAGGAGTATGGCTGGACGTATGATGAATATATGGATCAGCCAGAGGATTTTACCGCAGCTATCCTAGCAAGACGCCAAGTTGAGGCGGTAGTCGAAAAGGAGCAAATCGATAAGGCGAGGCAGCAGTAAGCTGCCTCTGCTTTTATCTGTGCTTGTCACAGGCGATGCCGTCACCGTCTCTATCAAGGTGTGATGCGTACCCAGGTTCACCTCGACGCATATGACTATAGCCAGCGGCGCGTGCCTCTTTGCAGCTGCTAAAGTTCGGGCCCGATGGAGCAGGTTGTGGTGAGGGCGCAGTCTGGCGAGGTGTAGCTACTGGTTGTGAGCGCGACTGCTGTTGTTGGCGAGCGCTAGCAGCGGCGGCTTCCTCTTGTTTTTTCTTTTCCTCGGCCTCTTTCTTGGCTTTGTCGGCACGTTCTTTTTCTTCATGCTTGGCTTTTTCTAGTTTGGCGATACGTTCAGAGAATGGAGCACGCTTGTCTTCTGGTAGTCTATTGATGTCTGATTTGGCACGAGAGATGTTTTCGTTAGTGGGTTGTTCTTCAGTCTTTTTTACTAGATCCTCGGTATACTTGAGAGCTTTTTCGAGCTCTTGCTTATCGTAGTCGGCTTTTGTTTGACGGTGAAACTTAACCGTTTTATCACTGTGGCGTTTGCCATCAGCAACAGATATAGAGATATCGCTGTCTCCCTCTTTAATATTTTTAACTTCGTATTTGATATTACCAGCTGCGTTTTTGCGGTCGTGGATGTCAGTTTTGTCGCCTGAGACTTTTACCTCGGCAAATGAGCTAACACCCGATATTTTGGCGGATAGCTCAAGCCTGTCGGTGTAATAATCAAGCTTGATATTGTCCTCTACATCAGATATAACGATTGGAACATTGTCCTTTTCGAGACGAGACTGCTCCATCACATTGCTGACATGAGCAATGACGAGAATAGCTATGATGATACCGCCCAAAATAGCCCAGCCTCGCTTTTCGTTTTTGGTAAGCGGTCTATTCTTATTTTCTTGGTAGATTTGCTTGAAGCTTTTGATAGATGGTTTAGCTTTGTCAATTTTATTAGATTCAGCAGATTTTTTGCGACGGAGAGATAGATTCATTTGGAGGACTCCAGGTTTAATTTAGAAAGAACATATTTCTTAAACTTAGTTGATTTTGAAGTGTGAGACATGCTTTCAAGGTTTGTCGCAGTTGTAGCCATATCACCTGTGTTCGTATAGTGTTTTTCAAGGATAAGCTCTACGTTACCGCTTTTTGTATATAAGACATTCTGCACATAAAAGCCACTGTCGTACTTTTTCTTCTTTACGGCCGCCCCAGCAAGACCAAAAGCAACAACCTTGGCGGCTGAAGTCTCTTTACCGCTAACACGCCGTTCGTTGCCAAAATCGAAATCAAAGCCTTCGATCTCTGACCAGTCAAAGTGTCTAGCGAGAGCCCATTGTCCTTTATTGAAGGACAAGTCTACTCCGTGTTCATCACACCTGAGACTAGCGTTTAGTACTGAGTCTGGAGTCTCTGGATGAGACCCTTCGTATTTCCCGATAATTGTAATTGGTTTTGGTGTTTTATCTTTCTTAAATAGATTAAACATGGTGGCAGTTTGTTTTTCCTTTCCTTATGGAGGGATTATACCACGATGTGATATAATATGGGTAATATATGCGGACTTTGAGCCGCATTTTTTTGTTGTTTTTCGTCCGCTAGGAAAAGAAGGCGGAAGATGAATAACAGCACACTCACTCTGACAATCCGAGCAAACGTATCAGCCTTGCAGTCTGCCTTGAAGACTGCTCAGGCAAGCGTTAAAAATTTTAGCAGCAATGTAGGCAAGAAACTAGTCGGCAATGCTGCTAATTTGAAGGACTCTTTTAGTCAAGCGGGCGGATTCATTGAATCGACGCTGAAGCGCGTCGGTGCGGTCGCGGTGGGCGGTAGCTTTGGGTTGATGTCGTTCGTAAAAAGCGCATCTGAATTGCAGTCTCTGCGATCGTCTTTTGAGTCGCTAACTGGAACAGTAGAGGCGACGAATGTCGTCATGAAAACACTGTATCAATACGGCAAAGAAACAGCCTTTGATAATAAATCCATCCAGGCGACCGCAAAAATGTTCCTGGCAAACGGCGTGGCGGTTCAGGATTTGATGGGCTGGATGAGAAATTTGGGCGACTTGGCGGGTGCAACTGGTGCAGATTTGCAAGGCTTGGCACTGCCAATTACGCAGGCAATCGGTAATGGCAAGATGATGACACAAGACTGGTATCAGATCATCAACCAAGGTGCTGGTGGATTCAAAAAATATATCATTGCAGCGATGGGGGCGGGTCATTCCATTCAGACGTTCGGCGACGACCTGTCAAAGGGCAAAGTTACAGCTGATGTGCTACGTAAGGCACTCCAGATGGCAAGTGATGAGGGTGGTATGGCTTTTCAGGGTGCGATTAAGCAATCCCGAACATTCAATGGACGCATGAGCAACTTGCTGGAAACAATTACCAACGTAGGCATGAAAATTGTTGGCGTGGATGCAGAGACTGGACAAGTCAAAGCTGGCGGTGTGTTCGACAAAATCAGCAAAGCCGTTGAGGATGCGACAAATTGGCTGGAAAAGAATAAGGATAAGATTCAGAAGATTGCGGATATAGTAATAAATAATTTCGTACCAGCAGTAACCGCTGCTGGCGCTGCCCTAGTGGCTATGAAAGTGGGATCGTTCGCTGCTAGTATGATTCAATTTGCGAATGCTATTCGTGGCGGGAAAACGGCCATGGAAGCATTTAATTTAGTAACTGGTAAAAATCCGATGCTTTTGATTGTTGCTGCTATAGCAGCGGTGGTTGGAGCATTGGTGTTTTTACAGGTAAAGTTCAATATATTCGGCAAAGCGTGGGAGGCAATAAAATCCGCTTGGAGTGCTGCTGCTAGTTGGTTTGGCGGTATCTTTAACGCTATCGGACAAGTTGTAGGTGACTTCGTTGGCGGCGTGCTTGGGTTTTTTGGTGATATTTGGAATGGGATAGTTGGCGTATTCAATAGCATAGTGTCGTTCGTGCAAGAATGGGGGCTTTCTATTTTAGCGGTAATCTTCGCACCGATATCTCTTGTCATTGGATTATTTTTCATGTTCAAGGATCAGATATTTGCCGTATTTCAGGCAGTTTGGAATTTTATCGTGGCAGTATTTACGCCAATAGTACAGTTCTTTGGCAGTGTGTTCAGTGGCGCATGGAATATTATCGTGAGCGTGTGGAATACAGCTATTGGCTGGTTCGGCGGCGTGTGGAATGGCATCGTCGGCGTGTTTGCTGGCGTGGCAGGCTGGTTTGGCGGTATTTTCCGCGGAGCATGGAACGCTATCACTGGCATATTTGGCGGGCTGGCGGGATTCTTCGGTGGAGTGTGGAATACTATCACTGGGATGTTCGGAAGGCTGGGCAGCTTCGTTGGTAATGCTATTGGCGGTGCGGTCAGGGGTGCAGTTAATGGTGCACTAAGCATGGTCGAGAAGATGGCAAACGGGTTCATTGGCATGATTAACGGTGCGATTGGAATTATCAACAAGATTCCAGGCGTACACATTGGTAATATTCCAAGCTTACATATTCCGCGAATGGCGACCGGTGGCATCGTTACTCCGCAGGGCGGCGGTTCGATTATTTATGCTGGTGACGGCGGGCAGAACGAATGGGTCGTTCCAGAAAGTAAGATGGCAAGCCTGGTGACGCAAATTAACAAGCGCAGCGACGGAGTTGGTGCACGAGATGTCAACATTACCGTAAATGTTACTACTAGAGATGAGAAATTTAACGAGGAGGATGCAGTGAATATCGCAAAGCAAATCAATCGAGCATTAAAAGCACAAGGATTGCGACTTGATCAACTAGGAGCACTCCGATGATACGATTAAACGGTCAAGAAATACCAATTTATCCAAGCGGCTATGACGATTCGCCGGTGGTAGTGAAAACCGACAACCTGTCAATTAATGGCAGTATTGAGAGGCATAGCTTTCCATCCAAAAAGCGTGCCAAAATGACATTTACGGCCGTAACGCCAGCGCAGTTTCGATTCTTTGAGGATATCTTTAATGCCACTGGCACGGTGAAGTTTTATAACGACCAGTCAAAGTATGGCGTGCTTCAGTTTGACGGGATTATGACAGACTGTGATGCTGACGAATATATTCGTGGCGGTAGTTTAATGACAAGCCTAACCGTAACAATTCGGGAGGTGTAAATGCAGGCGGTTTCGGCTAATTTCATCAGCAAGGTTGACGCACCGCACAAGCAGACTGACTTCGCGGTGATGCTGGGGTGGAGTAAGCAAATAAATCCGACTACGCGGTTCTTTAATCTCGATTCTTCAGCGCTGGACGGCGGAGATTTTCTGAAAGGGTCGGGCGACGTGGTAACGTTTTTCGACAAATATGTGTACACAGATGAAAGCCGCTACGTTAAGAACTTCAAAATAAGTAAGAAGGTGAGCAGTTACTCATGGGGTGTAGTTACAGCTCAGGCGACAATCACACTGAATAACACGACGGGGCGGTTCCTGCCAGAAAAAGATCCCGTGATCGGAAAGTTCATCAAGGCGGGGCGACCGATAAAGATATTAACTGGATATGATGGCGAAATGATTACGAATTTTGTTGGTTTTGTAGGCACACCGACGGTTAATATCGTGGAACAGACAGTGGAGCTGACGGCGTTTGACGCAATTACCTATCTGGATACAAAATATTCTAATCTACCAGCATTCGTAGGTAAGTTTGCGCACGAAATTGTGCGAGATTTACTGATTGAGCAGGGGTTCAGTGTCAACCAGTTTGAGATCGACCGGTCGCAACAGGTGGCGATTGGCTATTTATCGCCAAAAGACAAGAGCGTAACCGATCTACTAAAAGAATTAGCAGAGGCGGAAGCTGCGCTGGTCTTTGTTGACGAGCAGGGGATAATTCGGTTCTGGAATAGAACGCACCTGGCGAAGACTCAGCAAACAGCTCATATGTTCAGTTATTCTAACCTGACTAACCTACAAATTAAGTCAACGCCAGTGATAAACTCGGCGCAGGTGGTAGCGAAGCCGTTCAAAGTACAGGCATTTCAGAAGTTGTGGGAGCTGGAACAGGGTAGTGAACAGACGAAAATAAGAGCTGGTAAGACTATCGACATTTTCGCTGAGTTTCAGGATAGTGTTGGGGACTTTTATGTTGTAAGTGTAGATAGACCAGTTCACGCAAGCAGTAACTCTGGTACGTCGATGTATTCTGGCACGAAAAATTCTGACGGTGGAGGCGGCGCAATCAATGTACAGCTGGTGTCGGTGTACAACTTTGGCAGCACTTACAAAATGACCTTCCGTAACAACTCAAGTGTGGACGGATATGTTAATCGTATCCAGTTATGGGGCGTACCGGCAAAGGTAACGCAAGTAATTACCGAAAATGCCGTGAGTGAGCCAAGCATTGAACAGTACGGAGTCAATCCTGACACGTCAACCGGTTTTGGTGCAGAGGTATTGAAGATTGAAAATAACCTGGTGCAGGATGTTGGCGGTGCGAGGGCGATCGCTAATAACATCGTAACGTTGTACTCAAAACCAAACAGACAGTTCAAGTTGGATAACTTTTTTGTGCCGTATTTACAGATTGGTGATACGGTGGACTTGCAGATTGATGAGCTGGCTGATAGTTTCAGCTGCTTTATTACCAGTTACGAGCTGGCAGGCGGCGTGAATGCTAATTTTCGACAGAGCCTGGAGGTGGAGGAACGTCCGAAAATTAGTGCGTTTGAGCTGGACAAATCAACGCTGGATGGCGGAGATGTGCTAGCAAACTAAGTATGGTATAATGTAAGCAGTATATACGACCAGCCAGAGCGGCGGTCGTATTTTTATTGGAGGAAATAATGGATAGCGAGACAGCCAAGCAAACGCAAGATCAAGCCGAACTGGAGAAAATGGCAGATTTTTATGCTCAACATTACAGCCAGGTGTACTTTGTGAGATGTCTGAAAACTAATCTGGTAGTCGCAGTTGAGTGTTTTCCGGCAAAGACAATTCAAGGCTTTTCAGCAATTACCGCACCTAGGCGTGGGGGCAACCGTGATATTTATGATTATCAGGGGCTATTTCTGACGACCCGTGAGAGGCTAGATAAAACGCCTGAAGGGTTTCCGATGATCGGCTACGAAGCGTTAACTGGTAACGATACGCGGTTATCTAAATTTGAGAGAGGAACAATAAATCCAGTGCAACCAGGCGAGGCTAGTCCAGTAGAGCTGGTGAACTCATTTGCTATGAGCCCGTTCGAGCGAGCGCAGCTAGAGAGTGAAGTGGCACTAAAGCAAAGTGTCCATAAAGAGCAGGCAGATTACGAGCTGAAGTATAGCGATAAAGGTATGATTATTGAGCGATTTGAGACATTTCAAATAGAAAGGGTGAGATAGTATGACGTATGTTAACTTAAATTTTGTGCCGGGCGAAATTTTAACAGCGGCAAAAATGAATCTTTTGGCAGCAAATGACGCTAGTTTTCATGATGGAACGGGGATAGGCGATGGTTCTATACAACCACAACATATTGGCTGGAAAGATTTTATTCAATCGAAACAAGACAATGCCACTCTGCCAGTTACACCTGCTATCATCCAGTATGGTCGAGCAAGAGTAAGAGTACCAACTGATACCGTAGAAGCTACGACATTAGTCACGTTTCCAAAGGAATTTGAGAACGGAATGATACCAACTATCATTTGTACGTATAACGGTTATGGAAACGCTAGTGATCCGTGGTCAGATACACCAAATCCGTCTTGGGCTGGCGCAACATTTGGAGCTGTTGGTGTTACTAATTCAGGGTTTACAGCAAGATGTAGGCGTTTTGACGGCGCTATGCTTAGAGGCGTGTATTACTTTAGTTGGGTTGCGATTGGTGCAGCTTAATTATTTAACATACTCCAAAGTAACGCTAACTTCCGAATTGCCCCAAGCATAACTGCCAGAAATAGTAATATTCGTTTTATCAATGGAGGTAATGCCAGATTGGTGCGTCCCTTCAATATATGGCAGTGCCTGTTTTATAGGATTGTTTGACAATGTACCGGACAATCGCACATTGCCAGACCACGAAATCAGCTCCCAGGCGTCAGTCAAGCCAGTAATGCCATGGGGCAGGCTTGAGGTGTTGTACCCACCAGTCACATTGACCACACCACGCACAACCTTACGATAAATCGGGCGACCATCTATCCATTTTTTGCCAGTATCCATCTCAGCAGATTTATAGGTTTTAAGGCTATCTGCTAATTTATCTGGTTGTATAGAACCATGAAAAAAG